ATCAAGCGCAAGCCTACAGAAGAAGTGGTAAAGAAGCTGGTTCGCTGCCGCACCATCGGTGACATTACCTGCACCGGCCCTTGCGTCACTCCGACCAACGTTTCACACGTCCTTCTTTATGAGGATGCCGCCCAGAACATTTATGGCCTTGTCTATGATAAGGATGGGAATCTTCTGAACATCGTGGACGGCGTGGGCAAGCTTGACCCCCTGCCCTTTACCGCCTTTGAAGAGGCGGCACGCCGTGGCTTCCCGTATGCGCCCCAATGGTCTCCATGCTGTCACGGTGGCAAGACCATGGAACAGCAGGCGGCAGAGCTGGAAGCGCAGAAACACCACATTGCCAGCATCTACACGAACCAGAGCCCCACGGCGCTTTTTCCGACCAACGGTGACAGCGTGGCAAAACAGTTTATGCTCCGTTGGATTTTCTGAGCTAGACACTACTTTATAATGAAAGGAAAGAATATCATGTTTAACAAGAACGACCAGAACGCCGCCCCCAAAGTCGTCAAGTCCTACCTGTCCATTGAGGACGCAACCGTGCAGGCGTGTCACCTCATTTCCGACATGGTTTGTGTGTTCACGCTGAACGTTCCCGGTGCGACGTTCCTCAATCTGAAAGTCGTTAACGGCAAAAACGGCGAGTTTATCGCAATGCCGCAGAGCAAGGGGCGGGACGGCCAGTATTACGACCTGTACCGCGTGTACCTCTCTGAAAAGGACACTCAGCGTGTCATTGACGCAGTTGCAGAGCACGCAACGGCGCAGGGCGAAAAGACGGATTATAAGACCCGTTACGAGGTGTAAACATGAGCAAGCGCAACATTAAAAATATTGCGCTTGACCTATATGAAAGCGGTGGATGGGTCAATATCCCGTCCATCGCTTCTTTAGGTTGTTGGTGCAATATCCTTATTGGTAAACGTCAAGTTGGTAAGACCTACGGCACATTGAAATATGAGCTGAACGAGGGCAAGCGGTTCCTGTACCTACGCCGCACAACGACAGAGTTTGACGCTATCACCAGTGACCCCGATTTGAACCCGTTCTTGCCTCTGAGAAAAGAAGGTTTCGACGCGGATATTGTGAAGGGTGGCAAGGTCACCTATACAATAGGCCGGTTTGAGTATGAGGACGGCAAGCCCAAGCAGTGCCTAGAGAAATACGGAATCGGAATGACACTTCCCAGTATTGCGAATATTCGCGGATTCAACGGTTCGCAGTTTGAGGACGTGGTTTTTGATGAATTTATCCCGGAAAGAATCGTCATTAAGCGCAAGGCAGAGGGAGACGCGCTTTTGAATGCCTATGTTACCATCAACGGAAACCGGGAATTGGAAGGAAAACCCCCGCTCCGGCTTTGGCTGTTGGCGAACGCTTTTGACATTGCATCCCCGATTCTGGTTGAATTGGGCGTGGTGGATGAAATCGCCAAGTTGTGCAGAACCGGCAAAGAGTGGACGGTAACAGAAAGCGGCGTGTTTATCGGTATGCCGAAGTCAAGCGCTGTAAGTGCCAAGCGTGCGCAAACTGCATTCATGCGCCACATGATGAAAAACAAGGACAGCAAGTTTTACAAGATGGCAATGGAAAACCAGTTTGCATATAACAATCTGGAAGCAGTTCGGGCAATGAACATCAAAGGCATGAAACCCTTGTATGCCGTGGCCGGTCTATATGCGTATGTGTACGACGGAAACCACATCTATTTGTGCACATCCCGGCACGAAAGCCGGGAAGTTTACCCGGACACGAAAGCCGGAAAAACCGCTTTCCGGTTGCATCACCCGTTCTTTGAGGCTATGTTAAACTTAAACCAAATTTGGTGCAGTGACGTGCCCACGTTGCTCAAAATAAAAGAATTCCTTGACATTGAGGATTAAACCGAGTATTATAAAGGTGCAGGGGCCCCCATAACATAGACAGGCCGGAAGCCTGTGGGGTTGCATTTCTATGTTGCATACCCCTGCTTTTATAGAAAGGAGTAGGCAATGCTTACCTATTCATATAAATACGCCGCAGAAAAGCGGCTCTCCCCGCACTTTCGTGTGCGGGAATTCCATTCCAAGCACGACCCCAGCGACATTGTAAAGGTTGACGAGCGGCTTTTGACTTTGCTTGAAAACATCCGAAATTTTACCGGTAAACCGGTACACATTAACAGCGGATACAGAAGCAAGGAATACAATGCCACTATCAAAAACGCTTCTCCCCGGTCTCAGCATTGTAACGGCATGGCGGCTGATATCAGGGTTGAGGGCGTGACACCGTCCAGAATCGCAGAGATTGCAGAGTGCTATTTGGGCGATTCTGGCGGTATCGGCGTATATCACACGTTCACCCATGTGGACGTTAGAACCAACAAATCAAGATGGAAAGGAGCCTATTGATTATGGCACTCAGTATCAATGACGTTATCGCACTGGCAAACGCAGGTTTCAGCAAAACCGACATTGCCGCCTTTATGAATCTGGGAAACCCCCAGACCACTCCCCCCAGCCCTGTGCAGGTTCCCGGCGCAACTGCTCCGGTGATTCCGACCGTTCCGGCGACGGTTCCCACGCCTGCACCTGCCCAGCAGGCCCCGGCCACTTCCGACCTTGGCCAGCTGGTGGCGAGCCTTGCCGACCTCAGCAAGAAGGTGGATTCCCTCACCGTTCCGACCGCTGGCACCGTTGGCGCTCTTCCCACGGTTACCAGTGTGGAAGATATCATTCTGGGGGCGGTCAAGCCTGCCCCTGCACCCGAAAGCCCGAGCTTTAGTTTGGAAGGAGTGACTAAATAATGGCAAATCCGAATTTTCCCGAAAAGGCAGGCGCAACGGTTTTCCGTCCGCAGGACATTTATACCATTGCTAACAATCTGGTTCAGCAGGTGACCGGGCAGACGGCAATCTCTGCTGTTGATACTTCCAGTTTCATCAACGTGGGCCAGATGTGTTTGAATACCAGCAAAGAGGGCACGTTGCAGGCCCTTTATAACATGGTTTCGCGTACCATCATCACCACCCGCGCATACAGCGGCCGCTTTACCAGCATTGAGGCCACGTCGCAGGAGTGGGGCCTGTTCATTCGCAAGATTGCTTTCTTCTCTGGCAAGTTTGATGAAACCAAGTTTATCAACACGGTTCAGAACCCGGGCACCTTGCGCGACGGACAGAGCGTGGATATGTACAAGATTTCCAAGCGCTACCCGCTGGAAATGTGGTACACTGGGCAGGCCACGCTTGACCAGACCTATACCACGTTCCGCTCTCAGCTGACCACCGCTTTCACCAGCGAAAGCGAACTGTCGGCATTCCTTGCCGGTATCACCACGGAAGTTGCAAACGACGTGGCCCGCTGGAAAACTGCCGAGAATCGCGCCGTCGTGATGAACTTTATCGGCAGTCTGTACAACACCGGCAAGCCGGGCCAGAAAGTCAACCTCACCAAGGAATTCAACACCGCACGCGGCACCGCGTACACCACCGCCGACCTGCTGACCGCCCACCTTCAGGAATTCCTTTCCTTCTTTGTCTCCCTGCTGGAAACCCAGACGGCCCTGCTTGAGGAAAGCACCGACCTTTATCATCTGGTTCCCGCCTGCACCGACGACAACGGCGACCCGCTGACCCTGCTCAGGCACACCCCCAAGAGTGAACAGAAACTCTTGCTGTACCAGCCGCTTATCAACGACGCGAAATCGTGGGTTTTTCCCGCTATCTTTGGCCCCGGTTACCTGTCCTTTGGCAACTATGAGGGCGTGAACTTCTGGCAGAGCATCAACGACAAGAGCCGCGTTTCTGTTATCCCCGCGCAGTTCAACGTAGACACCGCCAAGCAGGAGAAGGGTGAACCCGTTGACCTGTCCATGGTGGTGGGCCTGCTGTATGACCGCAGGGCGCTGGCGACCTTCTACATGATGGACAGTGTTTATACCACTCCTTTCAACACGAAGGGCGAGTATTACAACACCGAGCATCATTGGAAGATGAACTATATCGCCGACCCCACCGAGAACGCGATTCTCTTCTATATGAACGACGAACCGTAAACAGCCGTGAAGGCCCGACCGTAAAAGGCCGGGCCTTTATTGTTAGAAAGTAGGTGAAACAATGGCAAGAGGCGATTTCAACGGCGCAGTTCCCGCGCCCAGTGTAGAACACGGTTATCATTTCCACTTTGGAAACGTTGAGAAGCGCGTAAATTCTACCAAAGCATTTGATTATACCCAGCTCCCCGACGAAGAGCGGTGCGATTTCAAGCAGACCACCAGCATGGAGCACCCCGTGATTTACGTCACGCTGAACAGCATTAACATTTCCCCCCAATGGAATTACTGCCATTGCGAGGAAACAGCAACGTTCTATTGGATTACGGATATTTCAATTGGTATCCGTGGCAGAGGTACGGCGAACATCTGGCAGTTTACGCTAGAAATTGACCCGCTGGCAACATACCGGGATGAAATCTTGAAAACTGACGCATTCATTGAATACGGTTTCAATCAGGATTCCAGCGGCGCGACGTTCCGTTTACAGGACACCCGGCAGGCGGTAGGAATGGCCCCCAAAATTTCCACCGTGTCCGCAGATATCACGGACGGGAATATTGATGCAAGCGGTGGCACCTTTGTCCTGTCCTGTGTTGGTAAGTCTGGCCTGCACTCCTATGCAATGAGTGCCGCCACGTTGGGAAGTTTGTTGACCGCAGTTTCTTTGACGTGGGAAACCCTTACAAAGCCTATGGTTCGTTGGGAATTGGCATTGCCGGAGTTTATGAATAAACTTCTGTTCGGTGGTAACGCCTTGGAATGCGTCCGTTCCTGTATTTGGATTCCCATAGCCTTGAACCGGTACGGCGCAGGGCGGCAGACAGAAATCACTCTGGGGCAGTTCAACACCACCGTTTTTGCACAAATCGTCACCCCTTCCAGCTCCCGGAACATTCACACGAGTATCAATATCCCGTGGCCCGTAGACGACTGGAAGCGTATGAATTGCCAATTGCAGTTATACGTTCCTTTCGTGGGCACTCTGGCGATTCCCGTTGACCAGTGTAACACGGCGGCAAGCATAGAAATTGACTGGTCTGTGTGTTTTGTGGACGGCAGTGTAACAACGCTGGTGCGTGCAGGGGAGTACACGGTATACGCTGGAAGCACCAGCATTGCGAGCCCCTACGGAATCGGCACCAGCAACATTGACCCTGTGCGCGCGCTGACCGGTGCAATCAACACCGTCACTGGTGCAATGAATTTTGGCGGTGGTTTGCTGTCCACCGTGGCAGGATTTGCAGGTGGTACGGCGCAGGCCGCGCAAGGTATGGCCCAAGTTGCGCAGGGTGTCCAGCAAACAGTATCTCCCATTAACTGTTCTGCCGGAACCATGGGTGGTGCGTCGCAAGTTCAGCTACCTTTGGAAGCAAAGTTGACCTTGCTGTATTATCCCCCGGTGGACGATGCAGGTTTTCAAAAGGTGTACGGATACCCGGTGATGAAAGTTGCAAAGCCTGTGCAGGGATACTGTAAGACCCGGGGTTTCTCCTGTGCTCCGCTGAACGCAATGCCGGAAGAAATTTCTTACATTAACGCCGCAATGGACAGCGGTGTATTTATCGAATGAGGTGATAATATATGTACCAATGTTATAGCGGATACTACGACGGCGGCACGCTGTGCGGGAATTTCGATGCAACGTTTTCCACAGATGCAATGAACTATTGGGAACGCTCTTTCTTCCAGCGGTTGCGCGGTCTCATTGAGTTTAACGGGCTCCCCGAGAACGGCCCCGGGCAAATCGGGTGGGACTACGATGCCTTTCTTTACCAGCTGTTCCGCACCGGTTTTGCGACGGTTTTCAAGTCGAAAACATACGGGCTGGTTGTACAGCCTGCATTTCCGACCGGTTACGGCCTGCAATACCAGCCGCGCGGGATGCAGATTTCCACCACGTTCTTTAATTTTCCGCGCCCTCTGGAAATCGGCAAAGAGTGCGCCGTTATCAAGCTAACTCCCGACTATCAAGGAACGTGGGACTTGGTGACCAAGTATGCAAGGGAGATGCAGTTGGCAGAAATCGCAATTCGACAAAGCGCAATCAATGCCCGCTTTGCATACGCGGCCATTGCCAAGGACGACAAGGGCGCAAGGACGATGAAAGGCATTTTCGACAAGCTGGCAAACGGTGCCCCCGCTGTCGTTATCAATGCCGATTTGAAACAGCAGTTGACCACCAAAGCGGACGGTGATTTCACTCTCCCAATTATGCAGTTTGACCGCGACCTTTCCAAGAACTTTATTCTTCCCGATTTGATGGAGTATCGTCGGAACATCCTGTGCGACTTTTACAGGGAACTGGGTGTTTCTGTTCAGCCCAACAAAAAAGAAAGAATGGTTGTAACGGAAAGCAAAGCGGCAGACGCGGAAACCTTCAATCGGCGCGAGGTCTGGCGCATTACGCTGGAAAAATCCCTTGCAATCGTCAATGAGATGTACGGCACCGATATCACGTTTAAGATGGTTGAGCCCGATTTCGACGCAGGCGAGGCCGACGAGACCAACAAAGGGGAAGAGGTGAATAACAATGTTGGTGAATGAGCTTGTTTCTTCTTGCAATCTGGAAGCGCTGTTGATGGCTGACCCCAATTTGTTTGCAAATATGGTTGTTCCCGAGGGCATGGAGAAAGCCGGGGTTATCCAAGCTATCCGCAGGGCTCACGGTCTGGCCCCGCTGTACCACCCTGACCCCATTTGGATGAAATCGGAATTGTACTGGTGGAGCCGGGAAAATCTCCCCATCTGGAAAAAGCTGTTTTCCACCACTCAGCTAGAATATAATCCCATCTGGAACACCGACGTTCACGAGCTGACCAAGGACACCACCGAGCGGGCCAAGGATACCGCAGAGAACACGGCCACCCACTCCCACGGTGGAGCCGACGAGCAGAGCCAGCACGCAGACGACCGCCACCAGATGGAGACCACCGGCAACCTGTACCATGAGGACACGAAAGCGGACGGTTTCACCACCGACAACACCGCAGGGCAGGAGAAAACCGTGGGCAGTACAGCCGGAAAAGAACATGGGTTTGCGCATACCCAGACCAGCGCAGACGAGACCCGGGACACAAAGGGCACCCTTGACCGGAATACTACCGGCACCCGGCTCACGACCCACGGTGAAACGATGACGGATAAAGTCAAGACCACCAAGGACAGCCAGACGGACGTTGAGGGCAAGGTTTCTGCCGAGAATGAGGCGACTTATCAGCCGTTCGACGCTTCCACCACTATCTATAAGGAGACCGGCACCGCAGACGATACCCGCAAAACCGACTGGACGGAAACCGAGAACACCACCGGCACCCAAGACGACGTAACCACGGAAAAAATGACAGACCACCAAGAAACTACGTCTGACACCGAGACCAAGCAGGACACCGAGGGACTGACCACCGGCCAGCGGGACAGCATCGACCGGGCCCACGGCACTCACGGTGACACGGGCCGCACCGATGGACACGGGCACACGGAACGGCAGGCCGGAGACCGTGGAACCGCGCAGGATTCCAAGACCGGCAAGCATGAGGAACACGGCCTTGCCGCTGTCACTGGCAAGGAATCAGAGACCGTGACCACCGTTCACGAGTGGAAGCGAGGCGGCAATATTGGCGTAACCACGACGCAGGAGATGATTGAAGCAGAGCGGCAAACGGTGCTTTTCAATATGTATCGTGTGATTGCTGATTCTTTCCACCGCACTTTCTGTCTTGACTTTTATTGAAGGGGGTGTTACTATGGTATCGGAAATCATCGTGGCTCTTATCGGTGGGCTTGTGACGCTTTCGGGTGTCCTTATCGCAAACAGCAAGGCGCAGGCCGTCACCGATACACGCCTTGACGAGTTGACCCGCGAGGTACGCGAGCACAACCATTTTGCCCGCCGTGTGCCCGTGCTGGAAGAGCAAATCAAAGTGGCAAATCATCGCATAGACAATTTGGAAAGGAAAGGTGATTGACATGAAAATCAAAGCAAGTACTATTGCCCGTACCGCCGTTCTGGCTCTGGCTCTCACTAACCAGATTCTCAGCGCGGCAGGCAAAAGCCCCCTGCCCATTGACAGTGCCACCCTTGAGCCTTGGGTGACCACCGGTCTCACGACCGTGGCCGCAGTTTGGGCATGGTGGAAGAACAACAGTTTCACCCCGGAAGCAATCCGGGCCGACGAGCTGATGAAAGAAATGAAAGGGTGATTTTATGGACTTTCCGTTTTGCCCGTCTCCGCCCTACGTCCCCGGTGACCCGGGGATGTATGACCTTCGTTGGATGGTCTCCCAGATTCAGAGCTTGACCGCTCTGGTGCAGGGCATTGCCAAAGGGCAGGAATCTCAGGGCGGCAATATTACCGCGCTGAACTCCGCAATGGCTGACCTTGCCAAAGCACAGGAGTGCATCAACCACCGTCTGAATGCCGGTGACTTTGAGAACGGCAAGTTTTTGGAGTGGGCCGACAAGAATCTTCCCAGCATGGTTTGTGAAATGGTTCGGTTTGTCTGGTTCGGGCTGACCCCGGACGGGCACTTCTGTGCATACGTCCCTGCTAACTGGGGGTGGCTGACCTTCAACACCGGCACCGATATCACAGAACCGGAATATGGCCACCTTATCATCACCTATTAAGAAAGGAGTTTCACTATGAGTTGCAAGAAAGATTGCGGTTTCCCCATCAAACCCGCGCCCTTTGCTCCGGCTGACCCCGGCCCCTGTGGGCCGGGCCCTTGCGGCCCCCATCATCCCCCGATGCCGCCCCGGCCCCCTGTTCCCTGTGGGCCGTGCCCCCCGTCTCAGTACGTCGGCAGTCGGTATGTTCCCATTTTCGCCGACCCCATCGAATGGGATATTCACCGCTCCTATGAATCCCTTACCATTGTGACCCACGACGGCGAAAGCTACACGAGCAAGTGCAACGTGGGCCCCGGCATTGATATCACCAATGAGCGGTACTGGGCCAAGACCGGCGCATATAATGCGCAGGTGGAGCAGTACAAAAACGCGGTGAAAGACCTGTCGTCTCAGGTCTCCGGCTTTGCGTCTGACAACGCGGAATTCCGGGAGAAAATCGACCAATTCACCAAGGACAACGCCGAGATGAAAAACACGGTGGCCGAGGACAAAGCCCGCGTTGACGCTCTGGCCGAGCGTGTGGCGACCGCCGAAACCGAAATCGACGGTTTGCAGGCCACCACCGCCCAGCACACCACCGAGATTGCCGACCTGCACGCCAAGGACGAGGATCTTCAGCGGCAGATTACCAGCAATGACAACGACATTGCCGCCCTTCAGGCCAAGGACACCGAGCAGGATTCCCGGCTGAACGGTATCGACACCAAGCTCAAGAGCCACGATGCCAGCATCGCCCAGAACACCGCCGACATTGCCAAGAATACCAAGAATATTCAGGACAATGCCGCGAACATCGCCAAGAACGCGCACGAGCTGGCCGACCATGCCGCAAAGCTGGCCGACCATGAGGGCCGTCTTACCGCCCAGCATGAGGAAATCACGGCAAACCATGAGGCCATTGAACGCCTCACCAGTGTTACCGAGGGTCTCCGGTCTGACCTTACCGAGGATGAGGCGAAAATCGAGGCAAACCGGGATGCAATCGCCCACATTCAGGAAAAGGACGTTCAGCAGGACGGCAGGCTGGACAAACTGGAAGAGTGCTGTGAACAGGCCAAAGCCCACTTCACCCAGCTGGACACCAAGACCGACAACACCAATACCGCGTTGACCGCTGAAATCGACCGCGCCAAGGCCGCAGAGCTGGCAAACGGCAAGCTGATTGCCAAGAACGCCGCAGAGCTGGCGACCCATGCCACCGAGCTGGCAGACCATGAGATGCGGATTACCGCGCTTGAGGGTGACAACGCCACCAACAAAATCAATATCGCCAACATCATCGCCAAGGACGCTGAACAGGATGCCGCAATCTCCGGCAACACCGATGCCATCCAGCATCTGACCGAAAATCTGACCGGTTATGTCAAAACCGAGACCTACACCGCAGGGCAGGCCGCACAGGATACCCGTATCACCGATTTGGAAAACGACAAGGCCGATAAAACCGCTCTGGGCGATTACGTCACCAAGACCGATTTTAACGCCGACCAGAAACGGCAGGACGACGTTGTGGGCGACTGGGAGACCGACCACCCGGGCCAGACCATTTCCCAGTGCGTCACCTCTCAGGAAACCGAGCTGGCAGAGCACGCAGGACAGATTGCCAAGCTGGAAACCGACAAGGCAGATAAAAGCGAGATTCCCGATGTAACGGGGTTTGTCACAGAGACAACCTATACTTCCGGACAGGCCGCGCAGGATGCCCGCATTGCTACTCTGGAGAATAACAGCGTGTCTCTCCCCGCTTCTATTCGCTATACTGGCGTTGACGTTGCTACCGTATGGGCGAATAATGACGAGCGCTCCGGCAACTACGCAAGCATTATTCTTCCGTTCCCCTTTAGAACTTTCCCCGAGCACGAGGAACCTGCACCCGTTTTGACTACGGGTATTGGGTATGCGGAAGTAATTTATCTGGACGGAACCCCCACCTACCTTATTGAGGACACTAGAGTATCAATTGGTGCGTTCTTTGTCGGCGCGGGTGTACGTTTGAATGTAAGCGTTCCCGAATCGGCGCTTCCGAGTGAATACAAGACCAAACCGTACATTCTCCATTTCGTCGTAACCGCTACGATTAGCGTTCCCCCCGTAATAGCTACGATTTCCTAAACAACAAGCCGCCCACGACCTTACAGGCCGTGGGCGGCTTTTATTGTTCCATGTGGAACATTATCCTAATCGTTCCTCATCAAAGTTATTGATGCCGCCCACCTCATAGCGGCGCGGGGTCATTACTATCCAACTAGCCGAGTGGGTGACGCGCTGGAAGTCGTGGCGCTCTTTTATCGGGCTGTCGTGGTAAGAAAGCATCTGGCCCCCTGCATCATCAATAATAAGGAAATCATTCAGATTTTCAATATTATCTTTAAGCGCCGCCTGTCCTTCTTTCTTGCCTACTCCTGCAATCGTGCTTTCTAGTACACCTTCACACGTTCGGGCCGCGTAACACTTGGCATGGAGAAAGCGAAACTCAGTATAACCATAATCGGCCTGTGGGTGTTCGTCCTCTGCTATCCCTATATAGACTTTCTTCCCGTTGGGTTTCGTGACCACCACCCCACGCTTCTCACACTGGGCCGCGACCTCTTGATTATACTGTTCGACCGCTGGAACCTTGGCCCCTTCAAATTTACAGCTGTCGGTATCCCAGTAAATAACCTTTTCCCAGCCTACGATTTTCAGCAGTTGCCAGAGCTTGAGCCGCGTCAAGCTGGCTGTCCACAGGCCCCAGAGAAATGGAAACTTTCCTTTCTGGCTCTTCTGTATCTCCGCAGGGGTTTTCTTTTCTAGGTTGACTTCCCAGCTCATACGCTCAAAATCAATGCTATCTCCGATTTCTGCCGTGTATTCGTCTCTTATCGTCTTTTGGGCGCAGGCTCCGAAAATCGTATTGACGCAGATTTTGGAAAACGCATAATCTGGGGAACCTTTCATGGTTTCTTTGATTTTGAACTTGTCAAAGATTGCCATTCGGAAAGAATCGGGAAGGTATCCGAGCCGGAAACAGAATCCCCGGTGCATTACCACCCGTTCAAAGGTGTATGCTTCTTTAATTCTCTGCCAGTCGTTTGAATCGCAATACAGCAACGTTTCATCTGCTTGCAAAACTCTGCCGTTGTCTTTGTTTTCGTCGTCGCATTTGAGGCCCGCGCACTTGCTAACAGAGATTACGGGGTCTGGGCATTCGGGCCGGATTTGCAAGCCCTTAATTGCTATCTCTGCAATCCATCCCATACCGCTGGCTATGATATTATCCATCACCGTTTGTGGCTGGCCTTGTGGTAGCATCATGGGGTGCCCCTCTGGAAACTTCCACAAAAGTTGTTGAGATGGATGGGCGCTTTTGAAATCATAGGAATTACAATTGCGGTAGGTGTGACCAGCACGCCACCGGGTGCCGTGCGTGTCACCGCCTGCCATTGCTTTATATGCAATTTCCATTTGTTTCCGGTTGAGCTCAAGCGCCTGCATCTTTTGCAGTGTCCGGCTGTCCCCTGTAAGATGTTTGTTTACCTCTTTGATGACAAGGGCTGTGTTTGTCATTGGAAGCGTTGCCGCGTTGTAATTGCGTTCTGCTTTCAACCGTTCGATTGCTTCCCACAGGCCCAGAACGTCATTGACACAGTATGCAAATTCGGTATCATCAAGGGGCGTATCTGCCGTTCTATAAACCGAATAATCCAAATCCCCCTTCAACTTTTCATGTTTACAACCTTCTGTTGCTCTGGCAAGGCTCTTTTGGAACAGTTTCAGGCTATCCCGAAATTCAATACCGTTGTCAAACATAAGGTAAAGGGGTTTCCGGCTCTTGGTATAAAGGGCTTTGCAATCGCCCCACCGGTCACATAACATCTGAATAAGGTATGTATACTCATACCCAAGATTGTGAACGAAAACCACAAGGCGCTTTCGTTCGGTAATGCTCCACTTGTCAACCAACGCTTCTATAATTTCGGCCCATTCTTCAAAGTATCGCGGCACGACGACCGCACCACCAATGCACGTTTGAAACGAATAGGCAAAACCGTCTGTATCTGTGTTGGTGGTCTCAATATCAAATGTACACGTTACATCAAGGTACTTGGGTTTTGGTCTGGCATTCTTCTTGCACCGTTCCTGTACGGTTCTGGGAGTGCCCAGCATCGCGAGAAATTCCGCTTTGCTCTCAGCTATCTGTTCACCCCTGCATTCCCGCATGATTTAACCCCCGAAATACTTTGCTAATATCTGTGCCGCCTGCTCTTCTGTTGTGATATTGAATTCACGGGAAAGGGCCGTTGTTTGGCTCTCCCCCGTCTGCTTTGCACGGTCTATTGCGTCCTTTGCCCGTTGCAAGAAGGGCCTGCCGTTGTCTGTTTGCAATAACGTGTAAACCACGTCGGAACCTAACGCCGCCTCAAGCTCTTTTGTCATGTACTTGTCAAACAGCTCTGAAAGCTCTTCTTGGGAACCGGTGAAACCTCTGTCTTTGAGGGATTCATAAACGTTCCGCTTCCATTCCTTGATACCTTGCATCGTGGACGTTTTGGAACTGAGGAAATCCCGCAAACGCAGGTATTCGGCAACAAGTTCATTACGTGTCATACTCTTCACTGCTCCGCTGAACTTGGTGCGCCCCTGTGTTTCCAGCATCCCCAAGGCCCTCTTATAAATGCCCTTGGTTTCACCGGCCTCTTCCAGACGTTTCAAGCGTCGGTTTGCCGCACCAGATGCACGCCGCACAATTTGTTCCAGCTCTTCCCGAGTGTAGCTTGTGGCATTCGGCCCCTTGGGCGCGTATGCTTCCCACGGTTTCGACTGGTACGGTCTGCCCTTGCCGCCCTGCTTGCGCTTCTTGGGCGGCTTGCTGGCTTTCTTCTCTTGGAGCTTTGCCGCTTTCCTCTTCTTGGCCTGCTTCTTGTTGTTGGCCTTGCGGGTTGCCGGTTTCTGTTCGCTCTTGGCCGTTGCACCAGCAGGCAGTTTATCGGGCTTTACAAGCCCTAATTGATTCTTTATCTTTTTCATGCGTCGTCCCTCACAAACTGCCGATTCACTTTATCATAATGATACCCGCGCGGCCACCGGAAATACTGGATTCTGATTGACCCGTTCTTTTCGGTCATGCATGGGTTGTTCCCGTTGGTGCGCAGGTATTTATACAACTGCCTCACAGATTCATTGTTCATGCGTTGCATTGACTTACCCAGCATCTTGTATGCCATCTGGGCCCCATTGGGGCCCGCTACGGGCATAACGTTGCGCGGGTGCGCGGCCTTGGGGTCAATCCATTCATATTCTAACAGATGCACGATTCTCATATCAAAACCATCCTTTCCACTCACAAATAAAGATTGCAATACCGATGATAAAGAACAGCGACGCGAAAGGCGCGACGCAAGCAAAGTGATATGCAGGCATTACACCCACCCCCTTAATTCAACATCTTCGATTATATCATACGGTAAATCAAGAACCGTGACAATTGTCCCGGTATACAGGTTCACGGCCTTGCCCTGCATATTAGTCATTAAGAAAACGCCGCTTTGCTCTTCTTGCGTCTCTTCCCGGGATTCTATTTTGTATCTGAAATATGTGCCAGCAGACAAACCGCTTGCAGGCAATATAATTGTACGGCATTCAATATTTACTTTCATGTTAAAACTCCCCATCGTGATAATAAGCTATGATTTCGTCGTCTCCGGCCTTGCGGCCTCTCCGGGTGCAAGTTTCCGTTGCACGTCGGAAGATTCCCGCGCAGTCTCCAATGATTTTGAAGTAATAAACGAACCGGCTTGTTTTGTATTCCTTATCGGGATGATTGAGCAAGAAGTTTTCGACCTGCTCAAAATTGCTTGTCTTGCGAATGTAGAGAATCATTGTTGTGCCCCCTCACCAATCAACTGTTCAACTGCCTCTTCCATCACACGGTCAATGTTCTCGCCGTCCGCGTAATAGAAATCTTCGTGCATACCAACACGAGCACAAATCACTTTGCACATCGTAAGGTCATATACATCACTTGCGCTATAAGCGTCAAACAGTTCCTTGTTGGTCATCTGGGTGTACAGCTTGTTTTTGTTTCGGATGATTTCGGTGCAAGTCATGTTCTTTGTCCTTTCTCTAATGGGTTGCACCCTATGTGCTTCCCTTCACTGTCTATAGTATACTATAAAATTATAAACAGGATATGAACAACAGGTTACAATTGTTTACATCTGATGTATCCAACATCGACGTGATAACCGAGAATCGTTCCTACTCGCC